TTCCTAAAGTCAAATACATTTTTAAAGTACTCTAACTGCTCTAATAAGGTATCTGCTTGCTCTTTTGACAACTCTTTTACAGCGGTTAACAAGTCCTCTTGAGTCTTACTCTTAATATTAACAGCCTTGGCTTTTGATCCTTGAGCGTACTCTCTTAACCCTGTGCTAGGGTTTATAGTACCTGAACCTCCCATAGCCTTAAGGATCTCTGCCTCTATTGGGTTCACATGCGCAAGCTCTGTATCTCCATTGCGTCCTTTAGAAGCTAGCCCGCCATTGGCGAAACCAAACATCCCTTTAGTTCTCGAGTACCCATTTAGTGCCTCTTCATCCCAGTACTTAGCTGCCTCAGGAGACATCATCTTACCAAGCTCAAAACCTCCCCATCCTGCAAGTCCTGCAAGTCCGAGCGTTCCGCCCATAGTAGGTTTTGCACCAAAAAAGGAGCCTTGAAGGCCGAAAGGCATCTTACCTGCCTGCCACCAAGCACTTGAGCTGCCCTTCATTCCGAAGGCTTTCTCAAACATGCTATTAGGTAGCCAACCTTTTCCTGCACCTTGTGAGTTGATTAGGAATTCAATAGCCTTAGCCCCAGATACCCCCGCACCAAAGTTAAGCCAGTTATCTAAGGTACTATCGGAGGCTAAGCCTCCCTTATTAAACTTCTTACGAGTTATAGGGTCTACTCCGTGGGTAGGGCCTAAATTAATAACATTGTCCATCACGCTCTTAGTAGCCTCGTCAGACTCCATGTACCAGTCTATTAACTCAGCAATAGAGATACCAATACCTGCAGGACCTAGGCCCCACTTAAGGAACGACTTCCCGAATCTAGCTGCATTAGCTCTCATAGACGGCCCGCTGCTCCTAGATATACCTGGTCCAGTAAATGGTAGTCTATTCTGAGGGAATAAGTCAAGCTGAGAAGAAGACCTGCCGTGCTTAGCTAAATCACTAATAAACTTTTTCTTCCATTTGTCAGTGTATACATTTTTGGAATCCATGCCCGGCAGAGTAGGCTGATGTCCGGTGCCCTTTAACCACTTCTGATCAAACCCTTGGTTATTACCAAATAGATTACTCTGGCTAAAGCTAGGAACAGTACCCGCTCTAAGAGCTTTTATATCTTTACTGCCGAAATTAGAAAACTTGGACCTATCGTACCTGTTAAATTTAGAGTGCCTGCCGGCCTTCCAATCTGTGTTGCCTTTAGGTAGGTCATCCCTAGACCCGGCCCACTGCCTATTTCCAGAGTTTACATCCGTAAATATTTTATTACCTTTGTTGTGTAAATCCGTAATAGCAGGGTTATTGGATACTAGTACTCGGTTACCTTTAGGGGTAACCACGGTTTTCTCATTCACAGCAGGTAGTATAGTTATACCTTTGGAGGCTGCAAGAGTTCTCCAGTTACCCATAGCCTTTAATCCTTGCTTAGACAGCTCTCCTGGGTCGATAGACTTAACTAGAGGGTTATGCTTTAGTACTTCTGCTAACAATTGAGTAGAGAATACTCCTTTACCTGCCTGGATACCTATGCCTGTGATCTTCGTTAGATCTTTGCTTAGGGAGTAGGATAATCCTGCTACTTCCTTACCTCCTTTAAGCCCTGTTATAGAGCCATGTAACTGACCTGTAGGTCTCCAATGCTGAAAACTGACTCCCTTAGAGAACCTACCTTCCGATAGGGCACGCAGTGCTTTAGTATTAACTTTTGCACCATCCGCAAACTTAGCATATTTGCTCTCCGCCTTGCCTCCATTAGCAAAGGCAGGAACCGTATCCGCATTAATAGCTTCAATTAGTGCACCATGCTTCTTAGTAGAAGCTGCATTAATTACGTACTCACCATTAGATAACCAAGCAGGGATCTTATCCTCCTTAGGGCCTCCCGGTCCTGATATATGTCCTCCAGCGGCTTTGCTCACTGTAGTATGCTCTGTACTTTTGAACATATCTGGCGTAGCCCAATCAACAACACTAAAGTCTTTTACTGCTTTATAGTCCTTTGTTAGTACATCTAAGGTAGAGCTTAACTTATCCAATACAGGGGCCATATCAGATTCTATGAACATCATAAAGTCTTGCATAGGTGCCCCTAGTTCGAAGGCTATAGTAGTGTCTATATCATCTACTAATTCTCTTATTATCGCCTGAGAATTATGTACTTGAGTTTCGATAAGCTTAGTAATAGTACTTACATGAGAATTAGTTTCTATTAGTATTCTAGTAACCTCAGGGTTAATAGCATCGTAAATCCCCCCGCTTATCATTCCATCCGGACGAGTTCCTTCCGCAAAACCTGGAACACTGCCTCCAGCATTTATAATATCAAGGAATGCTCTATTACGCGCAGCTGCTTCTGCATTAACAACAAACTCACCCTGAGATAGCCATGCGGCAACATTGTCCTGCTTTGGTCCTCCGGTACCTGCGACATGCCCGCCAGCTGAGTAGAATTCCGCCCCTCGCTTTCGGTCCTCTCTATCTTGCACAGTGTGTGAGTCGTCTACTATTTTAGTACCTTTTACAAATGGCTGGTAAGTACTCTCCTCTATTAACATAGGAGAGTTTTTAGTTACTACCCCTTTGTAAGCATCCGAGTTTCTAAAGTTATTAAATATATCAGAGTCTACGAAAGTGTCTAGAGCAGAAGTCATTTCCTCTACTGTATCTAAGAAATTATTTCTAGCTGTTACTTCTTTATTCCTTACTTCCTTAAGTATACGAGCTTCATTGGCTAGTTCTTCGGCTATACTTGCATCCTGTAAGTCATTTATTTTGGAAGCAGCTAAAAACATATCATTTAGCCTTTCGCTAGCTATTTCTGCGTCGTGAATATCATTTACAGAGGAAACCTTATCAAAGTCTTTATTAAAGGCTCTGTTAGCTAACTCTTCAGCCTTTCTTTTCTTTTCTTCCTCTATAACCGGAGCCATAGTTTCTGTTAATGCCTTAATAGACTCAGTCAGCTCTTGAGTAGAGCCAGTACCTAGGTTCAGTGCTTCTATTAGTAAATCAGAAGCCATACTAGGGTCAATTTTTGAGGCTGCTTTATACGACTTATTATAGTTATCCTCCGCCTTAGCTCGCTCTGAAGCTACGTCTGATGCTATATTAGACCTCTGGTCTCTAATATCTTCTAAAACCTTTATAATATCGAACAAGAAATGGTTATTAACTTCTTGCTTTTTAAGTGCTTCAACAGCTCTTTCCTCTGGAGTAACGTACCCTGAGCCTAACATTAAACTAGCAGAAGCTACTTTAAGCTTCTCTGCTCCCGAGTCTATAAGGCTATCCCCTGCAGTACGCCATTGCTCAGCAGCGAAGTCCTCGAATCCTCCTTTACCATAGGGACCCTCTCCTTCCTTAATATTAGAAGCCATTGAGTCAATAGCAGAGTTAATAGACCCTAGCATTACATTTGCTGCAGAGTCTATAGTACTAGGCATTGCATCTTTCATTTCTTGGATACGGTAGTATAGCTCGTCGTCCAAAGTAGCTTCACCAATACGCTTTTTAGCTTCGTGTGCTTCTTTTAAACCTACTACATACTCTTCCATTACTTCTACCTTCTCTTTCTCCATCTCCAAAATTTCAGATGAGATATCTCGTAAAAGGTTTTGCTGGTCCCAAGCAGTTAGGTTTTCGCTTAGTAGTTTTTCTTTAATTTTTAAAACGTTATGCTCGTGCTGAAGAGCTTTTACATCGAACTTCTTCTTAATATTCTCTAGCCTAACTTCACGAGCCTTTACATTGTTAATGTGAATACTACTAGTAAGCTTAGCACTGTTTAACTCTTCTTCAGCCAGTAAGTTTCTATTGATACTATCTAGGTAGGAAGTCTCTCTTAAGTTATTTAAGGCAGCCTGTGCTTCTAGCTTAAGTATATTCTGCTTTGCCTTATACACTTTAGCAAGGTGGGCTTTTTCACTCCTATGTAGGCGCTCCGTTTCCTCCGATATGCCGTGCTGTTTTGCAAGAGCATTACGCTCTCTCAGCTCCGTAAGCTCTCTTTGGTTTTCTAAGTATAGCTTAGATACATCAAGATCTCTTTTTCTTAAAATACTTATAGACTCGGTAACACTGTTATTAGTTGTTTGTATTCCAAGAAGCTCTGAACTTATTTCTTTAAATGCAGAGGCCTGATCCGCCAACTTACCATATATATCTAGTTTATGCTCTAAGTAGCTATAGTCTACTTCAATTTCCGCTAATTTAACGGCTGTAGTAAGTGTGTCCCCTACGATCTGCTTTCTAGCATTGTAATCTCTAGTAAGTTTATCCTTATTGTCTGTATTCTTTAAGTCTTTCTGGTACTTGGACTCCAGCGCCAGCCATGCATCTATAGCTGTATTTACCGCTAATTGCTTCTTAGTAGTAAAAGTAAGAAGTGCGGACTGGGACTTAGTCATAGAGCCAATAGACTCTAATGCAGAACTTAGTTGAGATACTAGGCCTACACTTTCTGCATAGAACCCGTGCTGTAGCTTTACCTCTGCCGTAATTGCTTGGTGTAAAATCTGTATACTAGATAATTTTGACTCCTCTAAGTTCAACAGTTTCTTCTGCTCCTGTGCAATAGCTTCTTGCTGTTCTTTAGTTTTGTCACTAAGTCTTAACTGTGTTATTACTAATTGAATCTGCTTCTTCTTTAAGTCTATAACTTTGTTTTCGGTAGTTAAAGAGGCAGCCAAATCACTAGATGTACCAGTACTTACAAGCTTCTTAGAAGCCTCAGCTGCAAGAGTTATTTCTCCCTGTAAGTATCTAGACTGCCTTTGAGCTTCTTTAACATAATTAAGGTACTTCTTAATGCCCTCATTTAGAATATCAGTAGCCTCTAAGAACCCTTTTCTATCCTTAATATTATCCGCTAGCCCCTCAAGATAGCCTCTATCTTCCCCTATTAGGGTCTCTATGGCGGACACATGGACCTCTCTCATACCTTCTACCTGAGAGCTAATAGCTTTTTGATAGAACCCAGTAGCTATCATACTATCTGTAATCTGACTATTTACTGTGTCTTGGAGTACCTTAGATACCTGTTTAGGGTCCACACCACTTACTAGCTTATGTCCTAGGCCTCCGTGAACAGAAGCCTTTAGACTCTTATCTTTAACCTTAAGGGTTCTTAGTCCTGTATTCACCTTATTGAAGATAGTCTCTGATAATTCTTCCCATTTCTCATCACTTAGGTGAGCTAAGAAGTCCCCTCTATACCCCTCTAAAATAGTGCTTAGGGCACTTCCGGCTGCTTGAATTTGTATTTCTTTATTGAAGTGGCCTTTAGCAGTTTTACCTTCTCTAATCGCTTGCTGAGTATCGGCTGCGTTGGTAGCTATACCTAACTTACTACTCATATCTTTTGAAGCTTTTAACATAGCGGACTCTATATCCTTACTCATGTTGAAAGATGTTATCTCATCCTCGGTCCACCCTCCTAATACGCTCTTAGGCGATAGGCTGATACCATCTAAGGTATTTCTTGCTGTTTTTGCTGCACGGATAGCTGTTTGTAGATTTTCTTCAAACATCTCTACCCCTTTAGGGTCTTCAAAAGCATTGAAGAAAGATGTTTTTAGCCTGCTCGCCTCATCTACTAATGTGTCAAACTTAGTAGATGTTAGAATACTTTTATCAAACTCTTCAGCTGCCTTACCTACAGATTCATAACCTTTCATTAGTTCTTTAAGGCTATCCTGATATTTCTTAGATGCTTCAGTGCTTTTCTTTAACTGTCTCTGTAGGCGTACCAACCCTTCAGATCTTTTACCATCACTATTAATTATAGTTAAATTATCTACATCAATACCTTTAGTACTAGCAACAAGCTCTTTTAGGTACCCAGAGTTTTGGATGGCCTTTTTTATACCCGCAGTTTGTTTCTCTAACTGTTCCTCTAAGGAATCTTGCCAAAATACTAAGTCGGACCACCACTCCCCTGCCTTATCTCCCTCGGTCATGTTACTATACGCCATAGCATACTTAGTAGACATAGTATCTAGAGAGTCTCCAAAGCTCTCCAAAGTGGAGGAGCTATGAGACATACCTTGGGTGAACCCCTCTATGCCATCGGTGAACAGGCTTAGCTGGTTTTTATATCCAATCCATTTAGTCTCTTGGTTTACTAGTTCCTCCCCAAAAGACTCTGCAGCAGATGTCGCGTCCGTAACATAGTTAGTGGTATACCCAAATGCTTTAGCAAGGCCTTTTACCATAGACTCGACCATTTGGTATATAGCTACAAACTGTACTGCCTTCATGGTCATATTGAGCATACCTCTACCGAAGGCAGCTACAAAAGTTCCATACTTCATATTAGCGGCCGTAATACTAGCCCCTACGTTTCTCATTGTACGAATGAGTCCTCTAGCAGACTTCCTAGTTTTTAAAAATCTCTTCGTCTCTTTTTTGTTTCTACTTTCAGCCTTCTCTTCCATATCGTCCAGTACTTTTCCTACTTCGGACTTATACTTTTTAGCTTGAGCAGTTGCTTCCTCGAAGGAGGAGGCTAAGCCTTCTTCGATTCTTTTTTGCTGGATGGCGCCCATCCCCTGGGCTTTTAGAGACTTCTTTTTAGCGCTTAATACTGCTTGGTTTAGTAGGAAGGTTTCTCCTCTACGTATGCCCCTACTCATCGCACTACTAGTAGAGTCCACTAGCTTATCCATTTCTTTTGCGTACTGAGCAGGGTCTAAAGTTTTTAGCATTTGAAGTCTAAGGTCCTTTAGATCTCTAATACCCATTTTGGCATTTATGCCAAGCTCCTTATTTACAAGGTTACCTACAGTTTCCCCTGCAGCATCTAGTTTACTTACTTCACCGTCTACTGCTTCAAATAAGGAGGCAGACATTGATTTACCGATAGCAGATACGCCCTCACTGGTATCTGCGGCAGTTTTAGTAAGCCCCTTTAGTGTCTTGGATAGTTTAGGGCCCACTACCTTCTCTAGGTTCTCGAACTCTGTGTCAAACGGATCTCCATCTTTTACAGCAGTGTCAAAGGCCTCATATGAGTTCTTCATATTCTCAAATACAGATTGTACTGACTTACCAGGGTTTTCCATGCCTGTGCTTATAGACTCAACTGTGTCTTGGAAGCCCTCAAGCCAGTCAGTTTGTTTACCTGTAGACTTGTTTAGGCCATCAAATTCCTGAGCCCATGCTTTGATCGAGCCCCCTCCCTTTGCCATAGAGGATTGCATAGAAATTGCAGAATCACTGAACTTTGTTGCTTGATTTTGAAAGTCAGTAGTAAACTTACCTGTTTTAGGCATTAATCCTGTAACTAAGAAAGCGGCCAGTGCCGCTAGTGCGGTTATAACGGCACTAGCGCTTTCGGCTAGCCCTGCCATAAGATCCTTGATACTTCCTACCCCGAAGAATACATCAACATCAAGTGCTTTATCCGCTGTCTTCAAGGCTAAGTCTGACAGAGCTGTGCCTAGTTTAGTAACTGAGTTAGCGTGCCCTTCCATAGTATTACCCAGCTTACCAAATTTTTTGTCTGCTTGTTCTAAAACTTCTGCTAGTACCGCTTGCTGTTTTTCGTAAGTAGTAAGATTCTTAGCACTCTTATTTAAAGTGCTGTCTTGTTCATTCAATCTTTTAGCGTACTTTTTAGATGCAGTCTCTAGTCGTAGTATGATACCTAGTTCGTCTAGTAGTTCTGGCTCGGCTTTAGTAACACCTTTAATAACTCTATCGTACGCGTCTCCTAGGTCTCTACCTAGTGCCATACCTGCGTTTGTTGCAGCAGTACCCATAGCTCTAATTTGCTCAGGATCAAATCCTGCAGCCGTAGCCATAGTTACACCTTGTGCTGCTTGTTTAAACTCTACAGTGCCCTGTGTAATTTTCTGTATATCTGATGTAATTGACAACAGTGCCGAACCTGTTACATTTTGGTATGCTGTCATACCTTTTATCAGTACGCCGAAGTCCGCAGCCTCTTTTAAGGCTCTAAACGCAGCACCTAAAGCGAAGGTCTTTGCGGCGATTTCGGCATAAACACCAACAAATCCGCCCATACCAGACGCCATATGCGAGAAGTCTCCGCCTCCGCCTTTAGTTCCGATGATTCCGCGATTTTGCTTGTAGCTTGTGCTGCCTCCAGAAGTTCCTCCACCCCCAGTACCTCCACCCCTAGTACCCCTACCAATACCTCCACCAATACCTGCTCGGGTATTGGATACCTGGTCGGCTCTAGCATTGGTCGCCTTTGTTACCCTGTCTACAGCTCTCTCCCACTTCTGGTGCCTACGATGACTAGAGTTTCTATGTTGGTGACTAAGTTCAATTGCTCTTTTTATTTCTAATACCCTACCGTCCTCAAGTTTAACAAATTTTTTGTTTCTGAGGCGGGCTTCAACTATTCTCTTGTCGGTATCATAGCGAAATCTATCATTAGCCTTCTGCTTAATCTGAAGAGGGGTTAAATCTGAGTCCTTCTTATGCATTAAAGCGGTTTTAATCGGAGCCGAAGGGGTTAGCCTAGCTAGTTCTTTTCTAGTCCTGTCTAACTCTTTTGTGTCTAGTAACTGCTTTTGGATATGTTTTAGGTCTTCGGGGTTACTAGTACTTCTTCTTTCCTGGTGTAGGGACGATTTTAGTTGCTTAATAACAGACTTGTTTAATAAGGATATAGATCTATTAAGGTTAATTAACTCCGTATTTGTAACCTTGTCTAACTCTCTAGTCAATCGAAGTTGCTCTGCCATTGCTCTACCACTGTCTGCAATAGCTTTGTTAGCAGAGACATTTTTACGTGCTATACTATTTCCCTTCAGCTGAGCTTTAGTGGACTCTTTGGTAGCGATTAAAGACTGCTTTTGGAAGGCTACTCCACCAATTATATTAGAGGTACCCGACCCTCCGGCGATACGCTCTGCTCGGCTGTTAGTTCGCTGTTTGGCACCTGCAACGGAAGCGTTTAACCTAAGGCCCCTCTTTTCAATAGCTCGAAGGGCATTAGTTAAAGACTTAGTTAGGTGTGCTTGATTTACGCTAAGATTTATTTTCTTAGACGCGATAGAATTGAAAGCTTTTTGAACAGACTGTTGAAAAGCTTTTTGATTAACGCTAAGGTTAACCTTTATATTGTTAGATTTGCCAGGGCCAGTAAGTTTTCGAATTGATACCAAGTCACGCTTGACTTCTTTCAACCCTTTACTAGTTACAACTATTTGTATGTTTTTATTCTTACTGGCCATTGGCTATCCTGTGTTTTTAGACTTTGACTTAGCTTGCATTTTCTTGTTGTAAATGTCCACCCGTATATTATCAATATACCGTACTAAAAACAATATGAGTTTTGGGTCTTCATACTCATAGACGTCTAGCATATCTTTGACGTAGCTATAGTCTTTTCCTAAGTATGTTCCCATGCCTTCAACCCGATCCTGTAGAAGCCCATATATAGTAAAGGCTTCTTGAACCTCTTGAGCAAACTCATCCATCTCTGGAGGTAGTTCGTCTTCTTCCGGTTCCGTACCCATCTGCCTATGCATCTCGAGTACGCGATCTCGGGTCATACCTATGTCTTCATGACGTAGGTATGATCCTACCTGTTCAGTTAGAGCTTCTAACTGTTCATGGTAAAATTTTGAAGGTCACCCACAGTATCAGCAATGAAACCATCAAAATCTGGGGAATGCTTCATCAAAATGTAAGCATCATCAGAACTGTAGTCTAATGTTTCACTGGAATCTACACCTGTCTCGTCGATTGGTGTCAACTGTGCTAAGTATTTGTATTTAAAGCCTGACCAGCCGTTAATAACTGCGTCAGAATACAATTGCATGAATACGTCGTCATCCACCTCATCAATGGGCTGGCGAGTCTTACGATCGAATTTCGTTGTTGTAGCTTTTTTTCTTAATTTCAAAAGCTCATCACGGCCTAAATACGTTAACTGTATTTTAAACCCTGGAAAGCCTGGATAATCTACTTCTACTGTCTTAGAAGGCGTCAATAGGCTAGAAAGGCTTAACTTTCTTTTTGTTACTGTCTCATTTACTTCACTCATTCTTCATTCTCCTATCCCCGTGTGGAGGGAACTCTTTAAAATTAATAACTTTACCTGAATCTCTCAGGTATATTTCTATGTCACACAAGAATATTATAACAGGGGGAAACCAAAATGTCAAGAGAAATTTTTGGCAGGTGATAAAAAACCCCCTACAGCCAGAAAGACTATAGGGGGCTCTTAGAGTACTAGTAACTAATTAAGAGTTATGGTACGCTAGTTCTACTTCGTTGTTAGCTGTAACATCGTAAGCTGTTGAAGCACCTGTGCCCGTAGATCCTTGAGCTACAAAACTAATTGTAGTTCCGATTACGTCTGCTACGTCTACAGAAGGAATCTGTAGTTGTACAGCAGGCATAGTAGCGACAACGTGGTTACCAGAAGTTCCACCAATGTTAACTACAAGTTTGTAGTGGTTCTCAGTTTCTGTATTAGCAGTCAAAGATTTCATCAAAGCACCTGTATTATCAGCACCAGCACCAGAACGTAAGTAAGCATTTAAGCTTCCACTAACTGCACGAGAACCCGCAAAGTAAGAAGATAGAGGCTTATTAACAGTACCTAGCTCTTCCGGAGTCAAGTAAGTAATGTTGTTCTCTAAAGACATAGATCCACCAGTTACTGGTACGTCAAAAGTCTGAGGAGATGCACCACCAGTTGAGCCTACTTCTACTAACGTGATAGTAGAAAGTTTGTTAGTGATAAAGCTATTAGCAGCTGCTACAGGAGTTGGAGTAGCTCCAAATGTACCAGTTGTTCCAACTTCTTCTAATTCTTGACCGAAACCAGACCATGCAATTGTTGCGATAGAATCGATTGAGAAGTCAAGTTCTGCAGAAGTTACCGCAGCATTTTTTACTACATAAAATACTGTATCTACTTCGAATACTAAGTGGAAGCTCTGCATTTGGTGAGCATTAGAGTTTTCTAGTGTAAACTCTCCAGGCTCTGCAGGGCTAGCGTCGTCGCCATCATTCCATGCGGATACTAGAGCTCCTTGGCTTTCTTCGGCAGAACCACCAAAAGCATTCCATAAGTACTTCTCAACGGAAGAGTTTAGGTCGTTACTACCGTCGTTAAACTGGTAAGGGCGCATGTATGTGCTCATAGACCAGTCTACTGGGTTGATTGCAGTGTTAAAAGAACGAGAACCACGGTTTGGAGTACCGCCAGCTTCGTCTAAGTTGATTTCCTGTGTAGCTGTACTTTGTGAAAAAGAGTACCCGTCTAATACAGGGATCTCAAATGTGTTTGATGCTAAAAAGTAGGACTTATCCACTCCAGTAGCAGGTAATACAGCAGTTGAGAAGTATACTTTAGTATTTCTACTAAGATTAATATTTCCAGACATTATGTTATTCCTATTATTACTCTGTTAGGTTTATTACAGGGATCTAGCCAGTGCTGATGTGTGATACCTTACAGAACGTTATATTGAACTACGATATTCATCTCTCCTACTCCATAAGGTGAAAGCAAGCCTTCATCTGATGAGATCTGAGAAATTAGTATCTCCGTTGTGTCCATACCAGTAGCAAAGTTCATTTGCCTATTGGAGTCTAGGACTGTTTCTACATCCACTAATAACTTTTCAAGTTCAGATACTGGGTCTTCATCATACACATACATTCGTATGGTTATGTTTAAGAACCCCCACTTAAAGTTACCGGGTAGATATTCTCTTCTCTCACTCCCTGCAACAACTGACACAAAAGGAAAGTCATTGAGTTCATCCCAAAATACTAACTTAGGCTCTACATTGTTAGATACGTCAATATTAAAGAAGCCTGAACCGTCAATAGTCTTTAGCTTTTCAACTAATTTTAATACTATAGCGCCTCTAGATTTCCCTATCATACTCTAACTGTCCTTAAATCGTACTTTGCATTAATGTAATTCGTAGCTATATCTCGTATAGACTTATCGATTAATCTTCTAGGGTTTTTAAACTCACCCCATTTGTCCTTTCTCTCGAAAGTTTCGTAAGGCCTCTTCATATACGTGTAGTACGCCGTTACTTGTTGTTGTCTGTTTCCTCGGATTGCTCCAGGTGTTACGTTGGTTACTTCTACTGACTCTGAGAACCTGCCAGTACGGTAGTTAAGGGCCGGAGTGCCCATGTTTTGCTCTACTTGAGCACTTACTAATCCATCTAGTAGATTGGTTAAGGCTAAAGGAGATTGGTAATTTCCTCTTGGGTCTTGTATATAGTTTCGTATATCTCCCTTAGCCTGTCTTGGCTTTTTAGGGGTCCTCTTTAAGTACTTCTTAGCCTTACGAACCTTGGACTTAGCTTTAACTTTCTTTACTTTACCTTTGGCTTTAGAGCCAAATCGACTACCTCCAGTGTTAAACTCTTTATATAGGGAAGTTTCGATCATATTATCGATCATCTCATCCATAGCAGGACTTGCTTGCTGAGTAGTCCAATCCGTCTGCCCTACCAACTTATCTAACTTAGACATCATCTTAGGGAGAAGCTTTTCTCTAAATTGAGTGGTGGCCTTAACTAGTAGGTCTCGTTTCTCCCCTCTGTTTAAAGCTACCGCCTCGAATTCTACCGCTATGTACTCCTCGATAGTTTTCATTTTTACACTCTCAGCACCTACGGAAGCCTCCATCCTGAGGGTGCCTGAATCATCTATACTCTTGGCTACCTCTATGAACATATCCATAGGTATATTACCACTAGAAACGCCCGTGTATATCTCCTTAGCCACTTCGTCTATAACAGACGCTCGGTCCTTTTGAGTAGAAGAGAAGGATGCTATAACGCTATCTATGCTTTGTAGGAATACATCCTTAAGCTGTGTTAGAATAAGGTCTTCCTGGTGGCCAATATCGACTCCAGGTTGGTTTGTGTTGCCCCCTTTGCGAATACCCTTATAGCCAAATACCTTGGACTGAACTTTACGTCTAGTTTGTAGCAGAAAAGTATGCGTAGACTGACCAGAGAACGGGTCGTCTTTAACATTCATTATCGTCAGCTTAGTATTATCGGGACTCCATACAAAGGCAAACTGCCCCTTACCAGAAACCCCCTTATTACCTTTAGTACCAAAATCTGGCAAAGCCTCTTTAAAACTCTGTATTACATTATTCCAATGCACTTCAAACTCTGCCTCAGATAGGTTAGTCCTGTAGCCTCCCTGCTCTAAGTTCTCTAAGTAGTTCTTCCTTACTGTGGCCTTACTAAAGTCTACAACGTAGTCTAGGTTATTATATGTCTTTCTCCTTGACCTCTTAGGGTCAAAACCTGTCACCTCAGCTTGGTACCTACTTAATAGTTTCTGTAGGTCTCTTACTGCCATTAGAGTAGTATTCGGTAGTAATTTAGTACTCTAGCAATATGAGGAGGGAAGTTAGATACTTGCTTGTTATTATGGGCTCTAGTAATGTTACTTGGAGCTTTAGACATCATCATTACTTCTTGGGTAGCTTCCTTCTTCATATAGAAAGTAATTAAGTCCATTGCTGCAATACGTAAGTCATTTGGCACTGCCGTTAACCCCGCCTTGTACGTTAGTTCTACCGAACGAGGCCCACAAGGTAAATTTTTGTTGTACCCTGTTCCCGCGTCAATATGTGTAATAACCTCATCGTCTACTACATAGTCTGTGTTAGCAGTTAAAGTAGTATATGCCTCTCTTGGATTGTTTCTTACCTTTAAAGATGTTACAGAAATAATAGGAACTTCTTCTACAAATAAAGTATCCCCACAAGAACTAAAGTACTCTACTTTATCAGTAGTTACATAGTCAATAAATGTTCTATTACAATGTGTTTTAATAATTGCACTTACAACCTCTACAAGAGTGGAGATTTGAGTATCAAATTTGTTACTGGTAATACCAGCGTAGCTTTTATAATCTGCTACTGTTACTAAATTTGCCACTATATCTCCTTAAATGCAATTATTAAAACAAGCGGCCCCGTAGGGCCACTCGTTATTACGACTCTATATTAAGAGTAGTCGTATGTAGCGATAGCTACAGCAGATCCAGCGATGATGTCGCTAAAACCGAAACGTTGAGTTGCAACGATTACTTGCTGCTGCTTCTCTACGTAGTAGTCAGACTGTACACGTAGTCCACGGATACGTGGCATTACGAAGTTAGACGTTGCACAGATAACTGCTGCTGCTGCACCGTCAGCCTTAGCAGGCATTTCAGGAGAAACAACTACAGGCATACCGTACATAGAACCAACTTGACCGTTGATCTTAGTAGAAAGACCGTTAACTTCGTTCAAATGAGCAAAGTTATCATCTTCTAATAGGTCCCAGTAAGTCTCTTGGTTAACGATACATGTTAGAGAAGAAAGGTCAAGGCCCCACTTACCAAGTAGACGACGAGTCTGTAGTAAGTCTTTAGCGATGATCTTACCTGCACCAGTAGCGCCAACTTTAACAGCGTTAGCTACAGAAGCACCTTTAGTGATTAGACCGTCGAAAGGACCAGTAGAACCAGAAACAGAAGCGTTCAATAGAGCGTTCTCAGTTGCACGAGCATGACCACGTACTAAACCGTCACGGATTAGAGGTAGTAATGGGATGATTGCATCTTCATCAGTCTCGTCAGTTAAGAAAGACTTAGAAGCCATCTTATGAGTCTGTAGTAAGATTTCTGTAAGAGTAGTAGTCTTCTCAGAGCCAGTAGTTGCGTCAGTACCGTAAGTAGATGCAGCAACCCAGTCAGCCATAGCAGCGTCAGGTGCGATTGGTAATACCATAGTCGCTTGATTCATGTCGATAGCACGGAACATTGGAGCAACGATTAGTTTCTCTTGAATGTCCTTTTCTAGGTTAGTAGAAACTTCTTGCTCGTACTTATCAGAAGATACTGTAGCAGAAGAAGAAGAGTTTACTTTCTGTACTAAGTCTTGACCATACTTAGTGTCAAACATACCCTTACGAGTAACAGCGCCTAGTAAGAATGCTTTCTCAGCATCTTCCATAGCGATTGTTCCTTCAGCGTGGTCAGAGAAAGTCATCTTAGACTTTTGCATAGCTTCAATCTCTGCAGACTTAGCTTTAAGCTCTTCACCCATTTCATTAACGATGTCTTTAAGAGAAGAAGTCTCATCTTCCATCTTCTTAGCAACGTCAGCCATTAGACGCTCAGCGCCAGTTGTACCTGCAGTAATTGCAGCCTGTGTGTTAGCTTCTGCGTCTGCAGCTGCTTTAGCTTCTGCGTCTGCGATTGCTTTTTCTTCAGCTTTTTTAGCTTCCATTTTAGCTGTTACCGCTGTAGCTGCATCAGATGCAGTTTTAGCCAATAAAGCTTCTAGTTCTTTTTTGTCCATATCCAGTTCTTCCTGTTTGTTAGCAACATCTGCTGCTTTATTAATAATATCTTCTGCTTCATCAGCATTTACAGCTTCCGTTACTTCAGATGTTCCATACTTCTTTTTTAAATCCTCTAAATCTTCTGTGTCTAATGACTTAGCTACAGAGAATACAGAGTCTTGATTTGCCGGCACTGATACAACACTAACTTCGAAT